GCCGCCACCTTTGGCCGGGCGGAGAGCCACGCCGCCGGGTGCGAGGCCTGCCGGGAAGCGCTGGCGGATGCCTGCGGGCAGATCGTCGGCCTGCTGGCCGCTGCGTCTGCGGCGGGCGCTGTGCCGGGCGCTGCCAGCGTCTCCAACGACGGCTACAGCGTCACCTTTGGCAGCAATGCAAGTGTGACCGCGGCCACCCGGCAGGAAGCCTATGAGATCATCCGCACCGCGCTGGGCAGTGACCCGCACGGCCTGCTGTACAGGGGGATTTTGTGATGCAGACAGCCGTTACTGTGGTGAACCTCATCCACGACACCGCCACCGAGACGGACAGGCCGGTGTGCTGGGTGTTCCCGGGGTGCAGCTGGCGGGAATGCCGCTCCACCTCCGGCTCCGGTACTGCCAAGGACCCGGAGCGCACTACGCACATCCGCATCCCGGCCAGCGTGTGCACCATGGGCTATCTGCCCTACGCTCAGTGGGCGGCTCTGCCTGCTGCCGAGAAGGCCAAGCACTGGACCCTGAAACGCGGCTGGAAGCTGGTGCAGGGCACGGTGTCTGCCTTGACCGCAGAAGAGTATGCCAAACTCGAAAAAACGCACCTGTGCTGTACGGCGGCGGCTGTCTCGGACGACCGGGAACCGCTGCTGCCCCACTGGCACGCGGAAGGGAGCTGAGACTGTGAGCAAGCCCATTTTTGAACAGCCTGCCGGATATCGCTTCCGGGCAGACGGTGTGCAGATGTCTCTGGACTGGCGGACAAATTTCGGCGCAGAGAAAACCGCTGCTTTGCAGAAAGCACAGTTCGCCACCGCGCAGAAAGCCGCCGCTCTCATCGACCAGTACGTGCCCTTCGATACCGGCATATTGAAAAACAGCGTGAATCAAGCCAGCAAGTTTGACGAAGGCTTGCTGGTCTATAACACACCTTATGCACGCAGGCAGTTCTATCTTCACCCTGAAGGCGAATGTCTGCACGGCGAAAATGGGCTGCGCGGCTCTTACTGGGGACAGCGTGCTCTGGCCGATTACGGTGAAGCCATTGCCTACATTGCCACACAGGCCGTCACCACATTCTGGGGAGGTTGACCATGTCCGAAGTAAAGCCCACCATTGCCGCCCTACGGGCATGGCTCAAGACCTGCCCGCTGATTGCCGACGAGCAGGAAGCCACCGGTGCGGCCTTCCGCATTGCCGGACTGGAAGAAGAATCCACCGCCTTTTCCATCGAGGACAGCCCCGGTGATCCCATCATCACCGAGTATTTCTCCGGCTGGGACATGGCGAAGAATTACCTCTTCCTCAGCCGCCGGGAGTACAGCGAGGTGGATGCCGTTAACATCCAGAACAGCGGCTTTTTCGAGCAGCTCACCGAGTGGGTCATGCAGCAGGATGCCCGCCATAACCTGCCCGACCTCTCGGCCTGCGGCGGGAATAAAACCCCCACCGGCATTGCCGTGACGAACAGCGGCTACATCGTCACAAACAGCGCGGGCAACTGTAAGATGCAGCTGCAAATGCGCCTGACCTACTACATGCCCAAATGAAAGGAGTTTTGATATGACTGTATCTGAAGCCATTACCAAGTCCGGCATCACGCCCAGCGCGTCGTATACCGGCATTGAGACGGCGAACGATTTTGTGCTGGCGTTCCAGATCGAGAGCACCCAGACCAAGGAAAGCCAGTGGATCGTCTGCGCCGACCATGTGAAGGAGCATTCCGGCTCCCTGAACGCCACCACCGAGGATGCTCAGTACATCCGTACCGGCAACGTCACCGAAAAGACCGGCACCCAGCGCACCCTTACCGTCAACGGCGACCGCTGCGTGGGCGATGATTTTCAGGATTTTGTGCTGAGCCACAAGATTGTGTACGGTACCGGCAGCGATATCATCGTGCCGTACATCTATTTCAGCCTGCGCACCGGCAAGGGCGAACAGGGCCGCGCTGCCATCATCGTCACCAGCGACGTAGGCGGTGCAGCCGGTTCCAAGGCCACCTTTGCCTGCGACGTGAAGGCCATCGGCACGCCGGACGAGTTTGACTACAACCCCGCCACCCAGTCCGCTGCGCCTGCAAAGGCCGTCAAGGGCTGATTTTTTTTCAAACACAGTCCCCGCTCCACACCGGAACGGGGATCTTTTATGCCGTGATTAGTTTTCTCCGGGGCAGAACCGGGGCACGGCTCAACTGAAAGGAGCCAGAACATGGTTATTTGTGGACAGGAATTTGAATTTTCCCTGATGAACGCCAACGACCTTGACCGCTTTGAGGATGCCAACGAGCGGATGCAGCGCCGGAGCGCCGAGGAAGCAGAGCAGTTCCGGCGCGGCGGTGTCCGTCTGGGCGACCATGCACGTGCACAGGCACGCATTGCCATGGACTGCATCGACGAGATCCTCGGTGCAGGCGCATCCGCCCGTCTGGGGCTTAACGAAAACTACATGGCACCCATCTATGACGTGATCGAGGAATTGGGAAATGCCTTTGCCGCCGAGAAGCAGCGCTATGCCGCAAAGCCTGCCCAGCCCATGAACCGGGAGCAGCGCCGCGCACAGACCAAAAAGGGCAAGCACAATCCGCCTGTAAGCTATCCCGCACCGCCTGCCTCCCGGATGGTGGAGCGGGTGGATGCGCAGGTATCCGCAAAGCAGAAAACAGAGCGGCTGATCGATGCCCGGCAGGCTATGAATGCCCTGCGGGACGACCCTGACGCCATGCAGCAGCTGGCGGCATACGCACTGCAGATCGCCGCAGAGCGCCATGTCTGATCTGCTGCTGGACGAGTTGCCCACCCGGTGGCATGGACACGAGATCATCCCGGATTTCCGGCCCATGGTCTGGCTGGTCAACACCTATGTGCGCGGCCAGACAGGAGATGATCCCATCGGTTTTGCGGTCAGCGCCCTCTGGCGTTTTTACAAAGACCCACACTGTTTTCTGAACGACCCTCAGAAGATCATCGACGCCTACGGGTACATGATCGAGTTTTATAAGGCGGGCGAAAAAGCAGCCGAAAGCGCCGCAGCTGAAAGCAGTACCGCGCCCTCTTCCGGTCTTGCCTTCGACTACCAGTGTGATGCCGGTTACATCGTGGCGGCGTTCCAGCAGGCCTACGGCATCGACCTGACCCGCGAAAAGGTGCACTGGTTCCGGTTCCGGGCGCTGTTCGCCGCCCTGCCGGAGGAGACCCTCATGGCAAAGATCATGAGCTGGCGCACCATGGACCTGTCCGAGTACGAGGGCAGTATGCGCGACCGCTACGCCGACCTGCAGGAGCGCTTTGCCCTACCTGCTGAGCTGAGAGGGGGTGCCGCCCGTGTCGTTTCGGTCGAAGAGCACGATGCCGCGTTCCTTGCGCGGTTCCGACATTAGCCGCGCCCCGGTGCCCTGCCCCTACTGCGGCCGGGCGCTGCCGGTGTGGGCAGAGCCGCACGCCACAGCTGCCGGTGTGTGGGTCAAATGCAAAAATCCTGCCTGTAAGCGGGAGGTAGAGATCAAGTTATAACAGCCTGTGCCCTTGTGCCCGCGCTCCGAATGAGAGGTGGACACAGTGGCAGATTTCAGCATCACCGGCGAAGTAAGGCTGAACAGCGACCCGGCAGAAAAAAGCACCAGCAAGTGGACGGTAGCCGCCGGTCAGATGATCGCGGACTTTGCAAAACAGGCATCGTCCAAGCTGGCCGAGGTGGTCAAGAGCGGTGTGGATTACAACGCCACCATGGAAAGCTACCTGACCAACTTCAAGGTCATGCTGGGCAGCGAGGAAGCCGCCGCAACGAAGCTTTCCGAAATTCGCAAAATGGCGGCATCCACGCCCTTCTCGCTGGATGACCTGACCAGCGGCACCCAGACCCTTTTGCAGTTCGGCATTGCGGCAGACGACACTACCGGCGTGCTGCAGCGGCTGGGTGATATCTCGCTGGGCAACGCCGAGAAGCTGCAGACCCTGACCCGCGCCTACGGCAAGATGTCCAGCGCCCAGAAGGTCACGCTGGAAAACGTCAACATGATGATCGATGCGGGCTTCAACCCGCTGAACCAGATCTGTGATGCCACCGGCGAGAGCATGTCCGACCTGTACAAGCGCATCTCGGATGGCAAGGTCAGCTTCAGTGAGCTGGAAGCAGCGGTGGAAGCCGCCACCAGTCAGGGCGGGCAGTTCTACAACGGTATGCTGGAAGCCAGCCAGACCTTCAGCGGGCGCATGTCCACCCTGAAGGATAATGTCAGCGCCCTGACCGGTGAGCTGACCAGCGGCCTGTTTGCGGCTCTGGGTGATTTGGTTGTCAAGCTGAACGAGGTGGTGGTCTCCTTCCTCGACAGCGACGAGAAGATGGCCCAGCTCAAGGAGACCATCGGCATTGCGACTGCTGTTGTGGCCGCTGCCGGAACGGCATTCCTGACATACAAGGGCTATGTGGCTGCCGCTACTGCAATCGAAGTGATCCACACAGCCGCGACCACGGCCATGACCGCTGCCCACAAAGCGGCAGAAGCCGGGGCGACCGGTCTTGCAGTCGCGCAGGCAGGTTTGAACGCGGTTCTCAAGGCGAACCCCATCGGTCTTGTAGTGGCGGCGCTGGCGGCTCTGGCGGCAGGCCTCGTGACGGCCTACAAGACCAGCGAGACCTTCCGCAATGCCGTCAACTCCGCATTTGCGTCTGTGAAAAAGATCGCACAGAACGCCATCGGCACGGTGGTGGACTGGATCAATGAGCTGGTCGCCAAAATCAGGGGCGCGGCGGCTGCACTGGCAAACCTGAAAAACGGTGTCGGTGCGGCACAGGACGCCTACAATGCCGCCTACAACGGCTACATGGACAACTATAACAAGCGCAAGAACGCGAAACAGTGGGACAGCTCCCACAAAGACCTCGAATGGGACGATGACAACGGATGGGTCCCGAAGGGCACAAGCAGCTCCGGCAACGGCAGCAGCCGTGCCGGGAGCCAGACAGCCGCGAACCCCTACCCGGCCATCACCAGCGGAGCCAAGAAGGCCAGCAAGGCCACGAAGCAGGCCGCCGCAGAAGTCGTCAAGTCCATCTCGGACACCACGACCGAAATCGACGGCAAGATCACCCGCACCACCGAAAACATCACCGAAACGCTCTCCAACGGCAAGACCCAGCAAAAGCAGGTCATCACCGAGACTTCCCGGCAGATGGTGGATGGTGTGCTGAAGGACATCAAAACCATCACAGAGGTGGCTGCGGACGGTACCAAGACCGTCAAGCAGACCATGGAGACAGTGCGGGAGACCGCTAAGACGGTCACCTCCACCTTCGAGACTCTGGCAGACGGGGTCAAGACCACCACCCAGACCGTCACCGAGACCCTGACCGACGGCACCGAGACCCAGAAACAGGTCATCACCGAGGTCTACGACGACGTGGTGGACGGTGCCCTCGTGACCATCGAGCGGGTCAAGACCATCGCCGCAGACGGCACCGTGCAGGTAGCCGAGACCACCAAGAAATCCGCTGCAGACACCTTTGACGGCCTGTGGAAGGAGCTGCAGACCGAAGCAGATACCGGCGTGCTGGGCACCTTCGATGATCTGTACACCGCCGTCAAGAATCAGGACTGGCTGAGCATCGGCAAGTGGGTGGCAAGCACCATCTACGGCGGTCTGACTGCCGACCAGAAAAAGCAGGTCAATGATTTTGCCCTTGGCATCGTGACTAAGCTCAACAAAGCGCTGGGCGGTGCCCGCGATCAGCTGGTGCAGGGAGCTATCGACCTTGGCGGGCAGATCGTGAACGGCCTGACCGGCGGCTTCTCTGAGGTCTGGCAGCAGGCGCAGGGCCTCGGCTCCACCCTGATAGAGATCTTCGGCGGGCTAAAAACACCGCTGAGCAATGCGGCCCTTGCCATCAGTCAGGGCCTGAGCGGCGGTCTGCTGTCCAGCTTCCCCACCATTTTTGCGGGCGTGGCCACCATGGTAGGCACTATCGGCGCAGCGTTTGAGGGAATGCTGACCGCCATTTCTGCCGCGCTGAGCGCGACTGTTTTCGGCATCCCGATGGGCCTGATCGTGGCAGCGGCAGCGGTCGCGCTGGGCGTTGCCATTGCGGCCATCGTGGGCAGCATGGGCGGCTCCAAAAAGAACGTAAGCCACGGCGGCGGTTCCTCTGGCGGCGGTTCGTCCGGCTCCGGCGGCATGGGCAGCGTGGACATCACCACCGGCACCGGTAGTCTGGAAGATGCCATCAACGCCAACACCAAGGCGCTGGAAAAGACCAACTCTGCCCTTGCCGATATGATCCGGCAGGCGGGGGCGCTGGTGCTTTCCGACAACATGCGTCTGGGCAGCACCGTGGCTGCATCCGGCACAGCACAGGTGGTGTCCGCCGCCCGCAGCTACCACCGCGAGGGCGATACCACCATCAATCAGTACATCCAGAGCAAGGCTCAGACCGCCGCCGACCTTGCCCGCGAGACCCGCTGGGAAGCCGACAAGGCCAAGGCCCGCAAACGATGAAAGGAGGACACTGTGCTATTTAAGGACCATCTCAAAATCGTGACTGATGCCGGTGCCGTCCTGCATCTGGGCTGGGACTACGATGCCCCTTACGTTCTCGACCCGCTGAACGGGGTGGATGTGGACCTGCAGACCGCGCAGGGTGTCAATCAGATTGGCGACACCGTGGAGGGTCAGAGCGTCTCCGGCGTGTCCCGCACCCTCGATGTGGTGTTCTGGGGCGCGTATGCGCTGGACAATGCCCGGGCGTTCAGCAAAAAGCTGCCCTACTTCACCAAGGGCACCCTGTACTTTGGCGACCACTATTTCACCCGGTTCGTGCTGCAGAAAACGCCCTACTTTTCCAGCTACACGCCGCAGCCGCGCTGTTCGCTCATGCTCTACAGCGAAAAGCCCTTCTGGTACGACCTCAATGCCGTCAGCAGCGTGCTGGGCGGGTACGAAAAGGCGTTCCGCTTTCCTGTCTGCTACGACAGCCACATCTACGGCATCAAACGGGACGGCACGGCGGCAGTGCTGCGCAACGAGGGCAGCCTGCCGGTGCCCTTCACGGCCACCCTGCGGTGCGACATGCCGGTGACGCATCCCAAGGTGGTGGATCTGCAGACCGGGGCCTTCATCGGCTTTGACCTGACCCTGCAGCCGGACGAGACGCTGGAAATCTACCGCAGCACCTCTGACCGGCTGGCCTGCACCCTGACCCGGGCAGGCGTGACCGAGAACATCTTTGCAAAGCTGGACGAGGACAGCACCCTCACCGAGCTGCAGCCCGGCGATAACATGCTCTCCATGCAGGCCGAGAACGGCTCCGGCTACCTGCAGGCATCCGTGAGCTTTTACCCGATGGAGGCGGGCATCCTGCCCGAACCGCTATGAGAATAGACGTTTTGGACGCAGACACCCTTGCCCGCGTGGGCTGGGTGGACGTGTGGGTGTCCCTCTATTGGGACAGTCCCTATTACTCCGAGGGCAGCTTTACCCTTGAGGTGCGCCCCACCACCGAGAACCTGCAGCTTTTGCAGGAGGGCCGCTGGCTGGTGCGCAGCGACGAGAACCCCCGCATCCCCATGCGCATCTGCGCCCGCGCCAACCAGAACGAGGACGCGAACCTTGTGGTGTCCGGCTACCCGGCAACATGGCTGCTGACAAAGCGCGTCTCTGCTGTGACGGTGAAGAACCAGAACGCGGAATCCGCCATGCGCAGCCTTGTGAGCGCCGCAAAGCCATGGCCCCGCCTTGCGCTGGGCACCGAGTACGGCTTTGACACCACCTTTGAAAAGCAGACCTCCGGCGGTACGGTGTTCGACTACTGCAAGACCATCGGGCAGGCCTGTGATCTGGGGTTCCGCATCGTGCTGGACGGCAAGGGCAGCAAGAAAAAGCTACTCTTCGAGTGTTTCCGGCCCACCTTCGACCCGAACCGCAGATACAGCCCCCAGTGGGGCAATCTGCTGAATTCCGGGTGGAGCTTTTCCGATACCGATTACGCCAACGTGGCCCTTGTGCAGGGCGCTGGCGAAGGTAACGAGCGCGCCACCGTCTGGGTGGGCGATGTAAACGCCACTGGCTCCGACCGGCGGGAAATGTACATCGATGCCCGGGACATCAAGCCGGAAGAGGACAAAAACGAGACCAGCACCAGCCAGAGCTATCTGGCAAAGCTGGCTGACCGGGGCGGCGAAAAGCTGCTGGCCCAGCTGCGCACCGGAAGCATCGAGTTTGACGTGGACGATGATACCCTGCAGGTGGGCGATGTGCTGAGCGCAAGCCTGCCTCAGCTGGGCTACACCGCCATGGTGCGCGTGGCCGACATCATCACCCAGAGCGAGGACAGCGGCACCACCCGCACCATCCGGCTGGGCACGCCCAGCTGGCACAAGACCTGAAAAGGAGGACTTTATGGCTGATATCATCACTTACCCCGAAAACGGCATTACCTACGATGCCGACGACGCTTCGGGTTACCTTGCCACCCGCCTGAGCGGCGTATACAGCGCCGAGGAGGATTTCTCCGTCACGGCACAGGGCGGCCTGAGCGTGCAGGTGAGCGCCGGTCAGGCATGGGTGCGCCCGGCGCGGTTCAAGGGCCGCAGCATCATCATGGAGCAGCCCACCACCGTGGTGCTCACCGAAGCGGACCCTGTACGCAGCCGCATTGACCGTGTGGTTCTGCGCTACGATGCCGCCGCCAAAAAGACCAGCCTGCAGGTGCTGGAAGGTGTCCCGGATTCTGCCGGGCCTGCTGCCCCGGCCATCACCCGCACCGAGCTGATCTACGACCTCTGCCTTGCCGAGATCAAGCGCCCTGCAGGCTCCACCGCCGTTACCGCCGCCGACATCTACGACACGCGCGCAGATGAGACCGTCTGCGGCGTGATGCGGGACGGTGTGCATGGCATCCCCACCGGCACGCTGGTGCAGCAGTGGAAGGCCGTGATCGAATCCATGAGGGGTGGCAGCTTTTATACCCGTGCCGAGGTGGATGCGCTGTTGAAAAGCTTGAAAAGCGTGGATCCTTTTCCCGTGGGCAGCATCTACCAGAGCACCGCCCGTACAAGCCCTGCCGCACTGTTCGGCGGTACATGGCAGGAGATTGCGCAGAACCGGGTACTGATGGGTGCTGGCAGCGGCCACGCAGCGGGCACCACCGTGGAGGCCGGACTGCCGAACATCANGCAGAACCGGGTACTGATGGGTGCTGGCAGCGGCCACG